GCGGTTGCGGCATCATCCGTCTGAATCGGCAGGTCAAAATCAGGCATCGGGCTCTCCTTCAGCAGGGGAAGAGAAGATCGCCCACACGTCAGCATCCCGCAGAACGCGCACGGGATCCGGGGCGGTGGGGAGCACGAGATCGTAGCCGCCGCCAGGGTTATAGAGCACCCGGATCCCGCATTGAATCAGTGGATCGGCGTCCGGGCCGACGGCGATGACGCGGCCCGTATGGGGATCGGGGGGCGTCGTATAGAGAATCCCCCCGGCGGAGGCCGTTGGCGCGCCATCCGGGCTGATGAACACGAGATCGCGCGTGGGGCAGATCATTCGGCTCTCCTGGCGACTGCTGCGGGCGTCCCGGTCTGGTTCCGCTCGTGACGCTTGAGACTCGCGAGGCGGTCGGACGGCCAGGCGAGTAGTTGGCCGATGAGTTCGTAGGCGCGCGCCGTCGCCTTGGCGCCGTCAAAGTCATTGTTCGCCGCCCGCTGCAACACCTCACGCGCCGAGGCGACAGAGCCGTACTGCGAAAGCGCGTGATCAAGAAACCGTTGCCAGCCGGCCGAAGTGACCAGCGCTTCCCAGTCATCGCGTTCTTGATCGAGATCCGTGCTCCTCATGCGCTGGGCCCTCCCGAGGCCGGTGACGGGAGCGTTGCCCCCGCCTCCACCCCTTGCACCAGCGGCGGCACCTGCGCGAAGCCGAGCGCCGACGGCGCCAGGGTAAATGCCTGTTTATTCCGCCAGTTAAAGACGTACATGGCCTGATCGAGCAGGGCTTTTTGCGCTTGGGGCGTCGAGAGCATCTGCGCGACCATCGGGACGCTCTGGGCGAGCTGCGCGAGCGCCTGAATGAGCGCCGTGAAGTCGGCCCGCCGGCGATTGGGGTCCGCCGTTTCGACCGATCCGCGCGGTTTGCCCCGGAAGATCCCAGTCAAGGTCTCGGCGGTCACTTCCGGCGTTTCCACGACCACGCCGCGCCCGCTGAGCACCGCCAGAATCGTCGGCGGCAGCAGCATCGGGCCCTGATCGCGCAGCGTTTGCCGGTAAATCTCATGCCGGAGCCCGAATAGCTGCTCCATGGGCTCCTGCAAATAGCGGATCGCCTCCTCCAGGCGGACGAACGATTGCGCCGTGACGGTCTGGACTTCGCCCAGCGTGCGATCCACCTGCGGATGCACGCCCAGCGCAGTGTCGTTGAGGCCCGACACGCGCTCGCCGGCGGCCAGAATGTTCCGCTCGCGCTCGATGAGGCTCCCGGGCACGTCGGCCACATCCATCTGCCGCAATTCATTCACGTCGCGCACGTCAATGATGGCTCGGGGCCCGAATGGCTGCTCCAATTCATCCCACAACGAGCCCACCACGCGCAGGATCGGCGCCGAATTCTTGAGCGCCGAACGGTCGGCGATCATGTTCCGCAGCGCCGAGTGCTCGTCAATCAGCGTCCCGAGCTTGTGGGAGACGAGCGAGTACCCGTAGAGGCTGTCCGACCGGGGAAATGGCGTAAACAGCAGATAAGTGGGCCGCCCAATCCGCAGTTTCTGCACGCGCAAGACCTGCTGGGTCATGAGCGACAGCGTTGAGACGTACCACTCCGCGAGGCCATCGTCATCAAGATCTTCGAGGACCAGCCATTCCCAGAGTTCGATGAGACTGCGATCCGTGGTGGTTCCGGGGCTGTCGAGGCCGTAGCCCTGTTCGCGGGCCGAGATGATGCGATCATCCGTCGGGCCGAGCCGCGCGACGGCCTCCGCGTCGTACAGGCCCAGCGCCGCCTGCCGTTGGAGTTCGTCAAGGGACACATAGAACCGCTTCCCGTAGCCGTAGACATCCGCCGGATGATTGGCTGTGCCGGGCGCGTAGACGAAATCCCGCAGGGAAATGACCCGATAACTCGGGCCGTCCGCGACATTGACCACCGTTTCGACATCGACGCGCGTGGTGGGCACGCCCGCCTCCGCAAACGCCGCCGCCTGATCGTCGGGAATCGTCAGCGGCAGGCCCTCGGCGTCCAGCCGCACCTGCGGCGTTCCTGTCGCCGGGTCGATCAGGACTTGGCCGGTGCGCGGATCGATGTCCACCAAAGCGGTCTGTGACTGCGTGATCACGCGCGGTTGCGGCTTGACGGCCACTTCCAGCACGCCGGTGCCTTCGATGAAGGCGTTATGAAAGGTTTTGCCGAGATGGACTTGAAGCCGCTCCTCCTCCGCCTTCCATTGGTGGAATTCCTCAACCAGCAAGGCGCGCGGCGCCGCCGTGCCCCAGCCTTCCACGATCCAGATCGGCTCGGTGAAGATGATCTGCATGAGGCGCGCGCGCCAGGCATCCACCTTCTCCGTGCCGATAAAGGACGTGAGATTCGCCGCGCCCACCCAGGGCGTGGTTTTGGTTAACGTCGTATCCCCGCCTTCATACAGGGTGTGCGTCGCGTCGATCTCGCTGATCGGCCCCGTCAGGCGGCTCCGCGCCTCCATGGCCGCCGTCAGTTCGGTCAGCCATTTGCCGCCGACGCGCGCCGCGCGCTCCGCCGACCAGGCCACTTCATACGGCCGAATCCGTTGTCGCCGGGCCATGTCAGTGCCGCCTCGGTGATGCGCGCGTCGGTCCCCGCCGGGGCGGCGGCGGTCGCCGGGTCAGTTGCGGAAAGACTCCCGTCGGTTGGGCCATTACATCCTCCAGGTGGTCGCACTGATGGGCGTGCCCTCAATCAGGGGCACGTCCGAGAGAATCACTACGCGCGCGCCGCCCCAGGTCCGGTCATCGAACAGCTGCACCACCTCGATAGGGATGGGCTCGCCCGTCTCGGGATGCTCCAGCGTCACCGGCCAGTGCGGCGGACAGCGCGCCAAGACCGCGAGTAAGGCCGCGACCGTCATCGTCAGTACCCCGCCCGGCCGACCGCCACCCGCCGGCCCGTGAGACTCAGATAGTGATCGGCCGGGTCAAGATCGCGCCCCTGATGCCGAGCCTGGCGCGCCGCTTTCTTGCGGGCCGTCCAGTCCGGCAGCGAGATCCCGCCGAAATTCAACATCAGGTACTCCAGCACGTTTTGCGTGTGGTCGTAGTACCCGTCTTTCTTCGGCCGGCGGGTCGAGGGCGTCGTCGTATTCGACCGCTTGACCTCTTCCCAGACGTAGCCCGCCTCGAGGCCGTCGATCAGCGTCTTGCAGGACGGATCCACCTGGAACGCCGGACCCTGCTTCGTCCAGGTCATCAGCGCGCGCGCGATTTGCTGGATGGCGAAGTCACGGCGCACGGGATCGTTGCTGGCCGGCAGCACGCGCACGTGAATGTCGAGGTCCGCGAGGACATCGACGGCGGTTTTGCGCATCCCGTGGCCTTGCAGCGTGGCGCCGGCCGGGTCGCCGCAATCCCACAGCTCGCTCGCCTCCGGGAACCACTGCTGCGTCATCGCCTGCACGGCCGGGGCGAAGTCTTCGAGGAACTGGTTGTCACCTTGCAGTTCCCGGAGAATCCGCCATTCCCCCCAGGGCGTGAACTGCGCCCAGAGGACCGCCGGATGCCGATGGCCGAAATCCCAGCCGCGCAGCAGCGGCGTCCCGCGCACCAGCGTGACGGGCGTCGCGGCGTGGATCTCCCGCCGGAAATAGCCCGCATACACGGGATCCCCGACGGCCGACAAGCCCCGGCGCCCCTCAAGGAACCGCCGCCGGAAGACCGACCCGGGCGGCCATTTCGCTTCCATGCCGCGAATGGTCGCATCGTCCAGATGGGCCGCGTTGTCGTAGATGGTCGTGCGCAGAAAGCAATGATCGGGGGCGAGCTGCGCCGGATCGTCTGGAAACTCTTTCGCCAACCAATGATCGTGCGCGGGCGGATTGGGCGTCAGGAGAATCTGCTGCGGGAAGCCGGGCTGGGACAATCGCCCCAACAGCGCCGCATAGACATCCGCCGGGACTTCCTCGGGCTGGTCCAGATAGATGACCGCCAGCGTCAACCCGCCGAATTTCGCGAACCGGCTCGCATCATCCGCCGCCTTCAACGACCGCATGTAGCAGATCGAGCCGTTGGTGAACGCCTGGTAGTGTTCGGTGCCGTTCCACTCCCCCAGCAGTTCCGGCGGGCAGTGCTTGTAGAAGAGCGGCTTGAGCTGCGTCTTCAGCCCTTCATCGGTCCACCGGGCAATCATGCAGACGATGCCGGGATACTCGATGAGGTAGTTGAGGATCTTCCAAATCGCCGCGGTGCTCTTGCCCGACCGCACGGCGCCCTCGTAGTTCACATGCCGGGCCGTCGCCTGGAGAAACCGCGCCTGAATGGGCGACCACCGCATCCGAATCTCGCGCACGGCGCCCGCGGCCCTCATGCGCCCGGCTCCTTGACGAACTCATGCACGATCTTCACCGGCACCTGTTTCGCCTCGGCGGTGTGGAGGCCTTCCTCGGTCGGTTTGCCAAAGACCGTCGCGAGAATGAAGCTCTCGATGGGCGGCGGCACGGTGCCGCGCAGCATCCGATCCTGGAGATTGCTGAGGTACTGCGGATGGCGCACCATCCGCTCGAAGAGGCGTTTCGGGGCGAGCCGCCAGTAGGGGTCGTTTCTCGACGGCGCCGCGCGCGTCGGCGGGCTGGGCGGCGGCAGTTCCTGATCAATCGCCGCCGCATCGGCCGCCGTCGGCGTGCCATAGTGGCGCGGCAGCGGATGGGTCACGTTGAGCGCCGAGGGCCGCACCAGCGTGGCCGGCACCGCAATGGGCGCCAGGACCTGGGCGAAGAGCGGCTCGGTCCACCCGAGCCAGATCAGATCCTCGGGCCCCAACTCCCAGCGGTCCGGCATCGGCGTCAGCGTGATCGGGGGCACCCAATTGCCGGGCTGCGCCCAGAGCGGCTCCGGCCCCAGCCGGGTGCCGCGCCGCTTAGCCGGCAGCACCCCCGCCGGCCGCAAATGCCGCGGACGCGGGCCCGGACGCGCCATGCTAGACGTCCTCCGTCTCAGGCGCCGCGCCCCGCTCGAGGACGGTCGCGACCTCCGCATCCAGCGCCTCGCTCTGCGGATCCCGCAGCCGCGCACTCTCCGGCACCGGCGCCGCTAAGACCGCCTCCTCGACCGGCGTCCCCGCCCGCTCATGCCGGTTCGGATAGAACGCCGCGTCCAACTGCTGGTCCACCATCGCCCGCCGGCCCGCCGGCCCCTGATGCCCCAACCGCGCCCACGCCAGCCGCGCCTCGAACTGCTCGTCGCTCAAGTCTTCC